TGCTGAAGCTCTTTTGAGCTGACCTAGTGATCTTGCGCAGTATGATTTTCTACGTTTAGCAGCTTTTGATCCTGGCTTCACTTTACCAGTCACGGCTGTTTTTAGTTTTGAACCGGGATTTAATCTTCTATAGGCAGCAACACCGGCTCGTGTCATGCCTGCTCCAGATTTTGTAGATCTGAAATTCTTTTTATTTCTTGGAGGCATTTTACTCACACCAAACCCCCCATACTCATTTTTTTTCTTTTAGGTGCAAACGTTGCAGCTCTACTAGGTGTAGGGCCTGTATTCGCTTTTTGTTGTTTTCTTCTTACGGCACCCGCACGCTGCCCTTTGGTCATCCGTCTTGCTTTTGCAATGGGCACGCATTTTGGATAATTTTTTCTTTTTTCTCCACCACTTCTTCCACACTTCGGGTATGAACCATCTGGCCGCTTGTTTGCAATATCGACCCAGTTTTCCTTTACCCATGCTCGTAGACCTTTTTTGGCCATTAGTAGACCTTTGTTTTCTTTCTTCTATTTGACATTACTTTGCCACAGCCTCTAGCAATAGAGCCACCAGATTTGTAACCCATTCTTGCTAATCCGCCACCCATGTAACCAGTTCTCATAAGACCACCACCCATAGCTTTTTTTCTTTTCTTTTTACCACCGGGTGTAATTTTACCAGAACAAACTCCAGAAGCGTACATGTTTGCATATGCCGAAGGATAGACCGAAAATTTTCGCTTCGCTGCGGCTTTACCTCTTGGACAAAGTTTTGCCATTACTTTTTCTTCCTTTTCATTTTTTTAACTCGGCCGCCTTTTTTAGCAACCATTCTATCAGGATTAAAGCCCATTTTTTTTACAGCTTCTTTTCCTTTTGCAGTTTTAGCCATTTTAGCTAAACCTGGATTTTTACTTCTACTTATTGGATTACCCATTATTTCCTCGCTTTCCCAAATCCTTTGATTTGAATTCTTTTAATTTTTTTAGGTCTTACCGCTTTTCCACCTGTTTCAGTTTTTACAATTTTACCGCCATCTTTAGCCATGGCATCAACAATAAGTGGGCTAAAAGCATCGTTTATAACTGGTGTTCTAACTTTAGGAACTCTTAATTGAGGTGGTAACATTCCTCTTTCCATTTCCTTTTGTGCCTTAAAGCTTCCAAATCTACCTCCGGTAAAAGCTTTACCATCTTGAAAAATAGTATTACCTGAAACAAAGGCTGATTTTGGATTTCCAACTTTAGGAGCTATTCCCTCTTTTGCACCTTTAATAGTAAATACTCTACCATCGTCCATAACTCTTTTTGACAATGGATTCTTAGGTCTTATGTCGCCTTTTTTCATACCAACTCTTGGCATGCTATCTTGAATAGTTGTAGGTGTTCTTACATCTTGTATGACTTTGTCAATACCTTTTGGCATGTTATCGACAGTAGGTCTTAATCCACTTCCTCTGCCGCTATCAACATTAGCTGCAGCAGTTCCTCTTCCTCTACCAAGTAACATAGCGGCACCTAATCCACCTAATAAGGCAGCTATTTTTTTATTTCTTCTTCTAGACTTTTTACTCATTATTTTTTTCCTCCATTACGGAATATTTGTGTTCCCTTTATACCATATATTGACGCCACTACAAGGATCCATAAATTTGTGAACCATGACGGCAGCTGCGAGAACATCTCGAAGAACAATTTTACCTTGTCCATCGCTGTCGGGTCATCCGATATCACCGCATATGCAAGCACCAACACGGGCAAACTAAGAATTATCAAAACTGCCTCGTCTTTCCAGTCTGATTGTCTAGCTTCTAGCAATTTACCCTGGTAAGCTTCCTCACCTCGCGCTTGACGCTCTGCATGTAGCAATTGTGCGTCTGACATAGCCATTTTTGCTTTCTGTTTGTTAGCATAAATCTTACTTCCTGCTGAAACTGCTAGTTTTATTGCTGAGAACCACATAATTTTTAACTTTTATTTCTAATTATTGCAACATTACCTATCGGACTGTCTAATTTAGGTGCCGAAGGTATTGTTTTACTTAAAATTGTCTTTTCTATAGACGTATTTGCTCTTAGTTTAGCTAATTCTTCGTTCTGATCAAGTTTTTCTTCTTGATTTTCTTGATTCATCATAGCTCTCATCTTATCTAAGTTCAATCTTTCCTCTCCTTCTTCACGTTTTCTTTGATCGTCCATTGCTCGAAGGTCTAATTCTCTTGCTTTTAGTTTTGCAACAGGGTCATTTCCAAAATCACCCATAATTTTGTTCTCTTCTTCCTTAAATTCTTGTGTCATCTCTGCAATCAACTTAGATTTTCTTGCCTCTAACGCTAAAGTTAGAGTTAAAAGTTGTTGTTGAGTGTTTGGATCTTGTTGTAACATTGGATTTTGTTGAACAGCCATTTGTAATTGCTGTAATTGTTGTAACTCTTCTATAAATTCTACTTCAATCTGCTCTTGCGCCATGAATGCAATGTGTTCAAAAATATTTTTTTCTAATGCACCAAGAACTGCAGGATTATTTTTAGCTAAATTAGTAGCCATAAAATTTAAGTGAGTTGTAATGTGTGATCTATGATCTTGACCTTTGAATGCTTGAAAAGGTTTACCACTCATTGCTAAAATATTTTCAGTAGCTGGATCCATTGGCATAGGTTGCTGTGGTGGTGGAAGTATCTGATCAATATTTTTTACACCGATCGCTTCGTACATATCTCTGTATGCTTCATACATGTTGTGTATCTGTGGATTTGACATTGCAAGTTGTAGCTCTGTTTGTGCTAAACTAATTCTTTGTGACTGTGAAAATATATTTGGATCAGCAACAGGTATAATATCTACTCTGTCATCAAAGTCTGTTTGCTTAATCATTCTTTGTGCACCAACAACATCATAAGGATATTCAGGTGGTAGGTATTGTGCAAACACATCTGCCAATAATTTGAACTCTTGTTTCATGGCAGCATACATTCTTTTATGGATTGCTGACATCACTCTTGAGCCACGCTCTAAAAGAGCAATCGTCGTTCCAACAGCTGCCTGTTGGTTGCCGTCACCGACTTGCATATCAGCAATCGCGGCAAATCTTTGACCAGCTTGAACCACGACACCCATTAATTGTAATAGTGTTCCCGATGGTTCTTTAAATGGTAGAGGCATAAACGCGTCTCTGATGTTACCACCAGGAGCATCCACATCTCTAAATTCACCAGGTTTAATAGACTCAGCTTCGTCTCTAAGTCTAATACCCCTTTGCTTAAATCCTGCAGGCATGTTTGAAAAACTTCCTGCATCTATTAAAGATCTTAATGTTGCTGTTGCAGTTTTGGATAAACCACCAATCATGTGTATTAAACCAAAGCCATAAAAACCTAGACCAGGTAAAAACTTAAAGTGTACAAAGTAATCTATTTTTTTTCTAAGCGGGTCTCCCATTTTAAAATTTCTTCTGATAGATAAAACTTCTTTACTGCCTTGATCTAAAGTTACAATATATGGTAATTTAATTCCTGTTTTTTCTCCAGTCTCTTGATTTAAATCTTCAAAACCCTCTAGGTCTAAATCAACGTGATACTCTAAAATTGTAAAATCATTTTCTTCTTTTGATTTTCTAACACCTTCTATTTCTAATTCTTTCTTTTCAACTTCTGTATCTTGTGTGTATCCCGGTTGTATTTCTATATCTCTATAAAAACCAGATACTTGTTTTTTTCTTAAATCGTTCTCAGACATTTTTAATCTGTGTATCACAGCCTCTGCATCTTCTAGTGATGTAGCTGTATATGGAACTATCAAATCGTCTGACGGAACAAATTTAGAAACGGCTCTGTCAAGTAATTCGTCGTAGTAGACTTTCTTGAAAGCAGAGCCGCTAAGAGGGAGATAAAAAAGCATCTGATCGAACTCGGGTTCATACTCTTTCATCTTGTTCATGAGTTGATAGTTCATGAAATTTTTTACTCTAGCCGCTTGATCTTCTTTTACTCTGTCCACAACACCCATGATCTGAGTGTGCACTGGACCTTTCGCTGGCAGTAATTCTTTGTAAGCTTGTGCTTGAAACTGTGTGACCGCTTCTCCTAATACCGGGTGTGTTACACCTGAAGCACCTTGAAACGGTTGTGTTCTATCTTCGTATTTAAATCCTAAAAGGTCTAAACCTTTTATGTAACCATCTTCCCATTCTTTACGAGAAGATTTGTAATTCATGTAATTGTTAAAAAGATCTGACCCTAACGTACCTAAAACATCGTCAGGTAATAAATCTGCTAAGTTATCAAAATGTGATTCTGTATTTTGTTGATTAACTTTGTTTGGTTCAAAGTTAATATCTACCGAACCATCTTCGTTCTCTTGTACTTCTACGCCTTCACCACCTTGTGATTCTGCTACTTGTTCTTCTGCTATTGCAACTTCTTCGTCGCTAGGCGTTGTTACTTTGTTCTCTACGACGTTTGGTAGAGCCTTGTCTATTGTTGACATTCTTTTTCTCCGAGTTCTTGACTACTATAGTCTGTTTAAAAGGAACATTCAACCCCTGTGAATTAGGTCCCTTCTTTGGTGGTGGTCCACCCCCTGGTATTAATTTAACCATTATAAGTCACTTAATTTTTGTAGACCCATTATACCTAAAGATGCTCCTAATCCAATACCTCCAGCTCTAGATAATAATCTTAATGCTGTAGGACTCATACCTAATCTCATAGCTGATGCTATTTTAGGATTGACTCCTCTAGCTGCAATTTTAGTTGCTGGTTCTGCAAATGTTGCACCAAGATAATTCAATGGATCTGTTGCAATATCTAATGGTGAATCACCTTCTGCTATCTGTGAAGTTATATTAGCTGCTTCCATTGGTAATAATCCTAAAGGTGTCCCAAGTGAAGCTAGACCTCTACCTAAAACTCTTGCACCAGTTTTAATTGTACCTGGTGCAACTCTTTTCTTTTCAATACCAAGTGCTCTAGATTTACTAGCTTTAATTGTTGATGGAGCTGTAACAGCTATACCTGCAGCAGCCTCTGCACCCAACGCCGGTAATTGATAATCTAATATTGCAGGTCTATCAAAATTTATTGTTACTGGATCTGTTGCCATTTCAACTAACATACTTTTCTGTTGATCTTCGTTTGATAGATAAGTTGTTGGGTCGTCGTTTCTAAATTCTTTTACTAATCCTGCACCGGCAGCTCCTGCAATTGCAGCTGCACCAAATCCTCTAATACCAGGTGTTTTTGCAAAATTTAAAATTTTTTGAAATAGACCTTGAGGATTTGTTTTAACTTGTTGGTCAAAAGAAGTTAAACATGCTTTTACTGAACCACCGTTTTTCTTTCCAAAGATAGAGCAAATATTATCTGTGTTATTTTCAAATTGACTTCTCACATTTTTTAGTCTCGACTCAACGCTTCCTCTAGCAAATAAATCATCTGCGGATCCAGCCGCTGCTTTTGTAGTTGCTCCAGGCTCTGCCATAATTTCTGTTGAAGTATCAAAACCTAAATCTAAAATTCTTCCTTTTAAAGTTTCAGGGTCTACAATAATTGGTTTTAAAACATTT